AACCTTACGCTTGTAGTCCACCATCATAAACCAAGGTATAAAACATATTTCCCATTCGCCCTCGCCACGCAATGCTCTCATACATGCATCATAAAACCATCCGCCTGCTCCATTCGCGGTAGACTCCAACATAATCTCGGACTCTGCTTCGGGGACTGTTTGTAGTAGACCCGGAATAATATCTGAGTTCGGATAGAAGGCTACCTCTGATCCATGTAAATAGTTTGTTGTCCAACCCCTTCCTACTTCCCCGGTTCTCGCAGTCGCAACTCTCCAACGCGAACCATGTTTAAAAGCCATAGACGAACTTGTATGTTCTTTAATCTCTGGGGTTACTAATGCGTGGGGTAGGTTGTCATAGAAATTACGCACCATTCCAAAGATGGCTTTGGTTGATTCATTAAGATGGGATACAACTACAGCGTTTTGATTTTCATTTGTGGTCGTCTTCCAAAAGCCTCGTGCCTGGCAATAGGTCGATATACCCGTTTGACGAGACTTTAAGATGAGTATTCTCACCTTACCGTGATGAGCATATTGCTCGTTGATCATATCGTCTAGTAGTTTCTGTGCCTCATTGAACTCAAAGGGTATTAACTTGCCCTGTTTATTTATAATTTTTAGGCAATGCTTGGCATAAAGAGGGAGATTCGTTTTGAAGGTTTTTACAATTTTTTGAATTTGATTTTTTTGCATTTCGTATTTTTAAAAACTACCCCCCCCTAAAGGGACATAGGGGTATACATATATATAGGGTACCATGTCCAGCACCCCCGGGTAGTAATCACGCGTATATGTGCATAAAATAAGGGTTTCGCACACATGAAAAAAGTATCGCCTTAGTTAAGCGAGTCTTTTTCTACAAAATCCAAGCTTTCAAACCAACCATTTTCTGCCATATTTACTTCAAGCTTCTGTTTGTCGTCAATCATTCCGTAATACTTCATGAGTAATTCTAAGGCTTTTAGACGGCTTCCGCCTGTATGTCCTGATACATCACCTAGTGCCTCCTCTTTTAAGCGGTCTATTAGGCTGTCATGGTCTTTTAAATGCCTTTCCTTACTCTCTGCTAGTTCAAATGAAAGCATTTTCTGTACTTCATCATCTTTCATCAGACGATACCCTTGATTATAACTACTCTTTTCTGAGTATCCGCAACGCCTTGCCGATTCTGTGGCGTTCTTAGTTGTTAAATAATGTTGTACAAACTCCGCTTTCCTTTGGCTCATTGTCTTATCTTTAATAGTCATTCTTTTAATCCTCTTATGTTTATATCTCTCTACTAGATACCTTGTCTTTTATTATATATATATTACTGCTTGATGTGTAGCGGTGTCTGTTGCCTCTTCTTTTTCTTCCCCCAAAAAACGCCCTCCAAGATACCAGATAGATTCCAGATCACACAAAAACGCCTTGCAGCTCCACCCTTTAAACGCCCATAAATACAGGCTTTTTTAAATTAGTTGTTAAAGTTGTTGACATGCAGCTTAACATATTATTTAATTGTATACATTGATTACATACATACAGGAGGGAATCAATCATGGATATAAAGAAAACTAAAAAATTAATTAATGAAGGTTATAACAATCTTTATGTATTAACTAATATCACTTGGAAAGATTACAGAGAGGAAATGCTCAAATCAGAAAAAAGAAGCGTTAGAAAATGGAGAGAGGACACCAAGCACATTTGGAACATAGATAGAAAATATTATTTAACAATAACAGAAGAGGCTAAGTATTTTGCTATTCGTCATGTTGTAGAGGCTATGCTTTCAACAAGAAGCCTAGAGTTAAAAGAGACTTTACATGTAAAAAAATCTTTTGCTATGGCTCATGCGGTAATGGATGCCTATCCTGAAAAAATACAAGAAGCCTTTAAGGATTTCGACACATGTGCATTCTTAGAATTAAACCATACAGATTTCTGTGTTGATGCTAAGGAGGTAGCGTAATGGAAATATTTTTAACAGTAAAAAATGTTTACGGTAATAATTTAGTTTACCCTCAATGCATAACTTCTGAAAACCTAGCAAATTTTAAAGGGGTTAAGACATTCAAGGCGGACGATATTTGCATACTTTCAAAACTTGGCTACAAGGTCACTTGGGTAGCACAAAAAATTCAGGGGGTAGCGTAATGGAAGAATACATGGAGTACGAACAAGCCATGGTTGATTATGAGGATGACAACGATATTGTATATTGTTGCTTTCCTCTAGACATTGGAAAGGTTGAAATCTTTATGCATGAAACATCAGCACACAAAGAACAAGGTATTACTTACAACATTTTTATCAATAAAAAAGAGTTTGATGGTGGTATCTATAGGCATGAACTCTTCCAAGATGCTGACGAGTTGGGAGACTTTGAGTTTGACCTATGCGTCATTGATGCTTTGCGATACATAAAACAAAGATTTCAAGAATCAAATTTAATAATTAATACATAAGGGGTAAATAATGAATTTTAATATCAACATACAAAAACAAGGCGGTTTCTATGAACTGTCTTGTGTTCACTTAGGGCTAAGAGTTAGTAAGGTATATCATGGGTATTCACTTGCTGATTCTATCAAAGCATTTCAAGAATATTTAGATTATGGGTTTGGGGGGTAATCATGGCACAGTTTAAGGTGATTAAGGTTTCAAAGATTGTATCTGTTGGATATGTTGAGGCTAAAGATAGGGATGAGGCTTTAGAGTTTGGTGTTAGTTGTTGCGTCTTAGAAGATAACCCTGATTTTATTATAGATAATATAGAAGATACGGTTGAGGTTGAGACTGTTAGTATTACTGATGAGGAATAATTTTCCGAAACTTTCTTTTTTCCCCAAATCGAGGGGCGGAGAAAGTCTAATACATATACGAACATTAAAGGAGGGAATATATGCATACATTTGAAGTTGATACATGGATATTCTTTGACAGAGATTCTTTTAATCTCAAGGGATATAGATATAACTTTTGTGAAGGGAAGCAGAATCTTTTAGAGATTAACAAAATTGATCTTCCTAAGCTTAAAAAGGAACTAAGTTCCTATCATTATGATTGGGCAACAGACGGAAGCGATACAGTCATTTTTTCAGAAGATGACTTTGAGGATACCTATAATCCTTTTAGGGGTTTAGGTTGGGTTGATTATTATAAAGACCTAGACATTCCCAATGATTGGGAAAACATATCTTATTCTAATGATGAACTACCTAGTTTTTTATATAAGGATTATCAGATTTGGATTAATTCGCCTTTGCTTAGTGAAAGGCAGGAAGGATATCTTGGTATAGGGTTTGAAAACTTAGATAATTATAAGGATTGGAGGTTTGCAGTTTGCAACTACAACGCCAACGACTGCGAAACGCAAGACGAAATATTTACAAGCTTAGAACTAGGCGAGGTTATTAATTTTTTAAAGGAGCAAGACTAATGGATATAGGAAATAATTGCGTATGTTGTAATCAAGATACATCTTTTGGAAGTGGTAGATTTGTAAACAGAATACCCTCAGATGCAGAATACGAAAGTCTTGATGATAAAGGTAATACTATCTTTGCAGAAGAAGAATACAGGGATGGGTATTTATGTCCTAATTGTCAAATGAGTGAAGAAGAATTTGAGGAGTTATGCCAATGAAACATTTTAAAAATAGGGAGTTTAGTTTGTTTAATTATATGTGTGACATTCTTTATGACTTCTACGAAAGGAATGAATTAGAGCATATGTGTGCTTTAGATTCTCTTTCGGTAGGTAATTATAAAGATACTAAGCATTATCTATTCTTGCAGAGGTTCTGTGATGTTTGGGATAGGGTTGAGCAAAGGGAAGTTAATATTAATTTAAAGGAGCAAAGATAATGAATGCAAAGCAAATAGAAGCAGTTAAAAGCCTAGTTGATGACTTGGGTTGGGATTATCAGTCTATGACGCAAGGAGGAAGGGATACCTATAAGAAGTTATGTCTTGCCCTTGGGTGGGTTTTTGAATGGGATGATGAAGAACTTGGTTAATACAGTATTACTGACGAGCAATGATTTTGCGAAACTTTCTTTTTTCCCCAACCAAAGGGGTGGAGAAAGTCTAATACATAACAAACCATAGGAGGGAATGTATGAGGGTACAAATTAAAGGAACAACCATATTTGGTTATATTAGGGAGGACTTGCAAGAGTCCAGATCCTCAAAAAAAATTAGTTTTTTAGATGAGGAAACCAATGAAATTATAAAAGTAAATTCAAATCAATTAAAAGAAACATATGAAAGGGAGGGAATCAATCATGGAACAAATAGATAAAATGGATGTTGGTAATTGGGTAAACCAATTTGATTACAATTCAGCAGAGGAGTTCATAGTAGAAATCTTACAAGGCAAAGTGGCTATTGAGAAAATGCATGACTCTGTATTGCAATTGAGAAGTGGCAATCTTGATGATGCAACAGAACTACAACAAGAAATGTACTATGAAGACAAGATAGAGGTTGAAGAGGGAGAATGGGGAAGACATGAAAGGCACATGGAGTCTATAAACAAAGCAAGGAGCAAGACTAATGAATAATAATTATACTTTATGGGAATCAGACTTTAATAATACTGAAGATTGGGAAACTGTTTGCAAGGCGTTTAAATTACCAAACAACACAACTTGTATAGATATTAAAGTTAGCAGTTTAATAACTGCTGAAAGAAACGCAATTGTATTTAACAAGGAGCAAGACTAATGAATATGATTGAAGAACTACTTGATAAATACCATGTAGACGATTTTGATAATTTATTAATTGAGATTATCAAACATATGAAAGACCGAAAAGAAATTATATATTCAGAGGAGCAAGACCAATGAAAGTAAATAAAAGTATAACAATCGAGAGAATAAAAAACATTGCAAAAGATATTATTGCTGATGATGGATGGGTGAACGATAGCCATACTAAACGAGAACATGAGGGTATCAAGGATGGATTAAATAGACTGATAGAACACCTAGAGGAGGTGCAAGAATGAACTGTGAATTATGTAATAGCGTTGGGTGGATTGATACATTCAATACAGAAGACCAAGTGCAGGAAATACAAAAATGTGATGACTGCAATATTTACCAAACAGATAAAGAAGCACAGGAGCAAACACAATGAGTAAGATAACTAAAAACGAAGTAGCCGACATGTTGGGGTGTTCTGATATATCTAGCGATATAGATTACAGAATAACTGAATGTGCAACCAAGGGCGTGGCGTGTATTGTTTATTTCTATGAAGATAAACTTAACGAAGAAGACCAAATAACAGCATATTAAGGAGCAAAAAATGAATGTACTAAGCCTATTTGATGGAATGAGTTGTGGAAGAATTGCACTTGATAGACTTGGAATCAAGGTAGATAACTATTATGCAAGTGAGATAGATAAGTATGCTATTGAAGTAAGTAAGGCTAACTACCCGGAAATTATCCAAGTTGGAGACATAACCAAGCTTGACTTGTCTACATTACCGCAAATTGATTTGATTATGGGTGGTAGTCCATGCCAAGGATTCTCTTTTGCAGGGAAGCAACTTGCTTTTGACGACCCCAGATCCATGTTGTTTTTTGAATTTATTAGATGTGTTGAAACATTAAAACCTAAATACTTCTTACTTGAAAATGTAAGAATGAAAAAAGAATACTTGGATGTTATCTCTGAATACATGGGAGTTGAGCCTATTTTTATAAACAGTTCTCTTGTATCAGCACAGTCAAGGCAAAGATATTATTGGACTAACATTCCAGGAATAGAGATGCCAAAGGAAAGGGGTATTGTTTTAAGAGACATATTAGAAGAGAACCCAAATGAAAACCCAACGAAAGATACCGCAAGAAATAGAAGACATTACAAAAATCTAGATGACAAGTCGCTTTGCATGACAGCAACCATGTATAAGGGAGCTGGGAACAATGGAATGACTTTAGTGCCTCAACATATAGGCACAGCGATTGATGTTAATGGGCATGACATTTTGAAAAGGGTCTATAGTCCAGAAGGAAAATCTCCAACAGTAAACACTTGTCAAGGTGGTAATAGGGAACCTAAAGTAGTCTGTGGAAGATACGTTGGAAGATATAAGGTGGATGGAGTGCGACAAGATCACAAAGGATCTATTGCAGGAAAGTCTAAGCAGATGCTTGAACTAAGAAGGGATGACAAAACCAACAACATATCTACAGTACAAAAGGATAATGTTTTAGTTAAAGATGATGTTTATTGGAGAAAGCTTACGCCTTTAGAATGTGAAAGACTGCAAACCGTTCCTGATAACTACACCAACCATGTCTCTAATACACAAAGATATAAGATGTTGGGCAACGGTTGGACTATAGAAGTGATTGCTCACATATTAAAGAACATGGAGTCTTAATTATTTTTTGAGATGTTTTTACACCAATCTATGAGTTCTTCTAACTCTAAGGTGTACTTCATCATATTTACTGCTAGACACACTAGGGCAATGTTACCCTCCTCGTAACCCTTAGTGTTGTCAATGCGGTCTATTGATATGTTTTGTAAGTGATATCCAGATCCGTCTTTTACATTAGTCATAGCCACCCCTGAATATTTACAGATTCCTTTTTGTGAATCGTATAACTTGTGTAGGTATTCTCTTGTTATATTAAACCTATGGGTTTTCTTTCTTCTGTATGCTAGTTGTCCGTATAGGTTGTTTATATAAAGATGTGGATTATTGCTGATTTTTTTTCTTTTCTCCGCCGAACGGCAGGGGCGACATTCTCTTCTTTTGTAGCCTTTAGCTACCTCATAGTCATCTATGTGCTTGTTGATTAAACAAGTCTTACATATCCTAGTCTTATGACCAGTCGTATGGGGTTGTGTCTTTAATTTCGATATCGAAGCTTTCAACATCTTTTAAAGTCTCTCTAAATCTATTAACCGCAACCTTGCTAGAAGATACTGCTGATTGATTATCCATCAATCTTTCGCCAAGCAGAATACATCCATGAGAATCTTTTTCTGGAAAGTTCCCAACATGAAAAAGAATATATGTTCTGTTTTCTACATCAGTAACCTCGAATGTTTCTCCAAATCTTTTTGATGTATAAGCTTTACAGGTATAGTTTCCATTGGGAATGCAGCTCACTTCTTTTTGATTGTTTCTCCAGGGACGTTCAGCAGTCCAAAAGACTTCAGTTCCTATGGTAAGTTTTCCCAAAGTTCCTTGTGGCATATATGCAATTCTCTCAAGAACAGCGTCTGAATCTTTTTTATTAAAGAACATAAGTAAACACTGCTCCGCCAATTCCTATAATAGAACCAATCACCACGCCACCTATTATTCTTTCAGCCCACTTAGACTGAACATTGTCCCTCATTTGAGACTGTTCAAGAGTTCTAAGTCTTACTTCGTGATCTGAAGATTGACTCAATGATCTTCCTATTCTCTCTTCAAGCACTGGTATATGCCTAACAAAAGAAAGAACCTCTTCCATGTGCTTCTCCAAGTTTGCTATACGCATTTCTATGCCTGTTGCTTCCATTTTTTTTATTAAAATGTGTGTGAATAATACTGTAAAGATACATTAATTAATAAATAAAACAATATTTCGATTGACTATAAATTGTTATGGTCTTATTATCGTAATCATTAATTACATAAAGGGGATGACAAGATGGTTTGCTATGAATGTGGAACTGACACTAGGGTTATTGATGTTAGAAAGTTTGTTGATGGTACTGTTTTAAAAAGGAGAAGAGAGTGCTTGTCGGAAACATGCAGAAATAGATTCACTACTTATGAAGAGCCTCATAAAGAAAAGAAGAAAAAACTATAAAAGGTCTATTGTTTTTGATGCTTCTTCAAAATTCTTTCCAAGCCCAGACCATTCTAAGTCTCCTGATATCCTATAAATCCATCCAGTCAACTTATGTCTTTTGCCGTAGGGGTTTGTTGGAATCCATCGAAGAGAAACTCTTTCGAATCCTTTTTCCTTAAATAGATTAATGAGTTCTTCTTTTTTGCTCATTGCTAAAATACCAGTCCCAATACTCTTCATAGATTTCTCTAAATTCTTTTAGTGTTGGGATAATTAAATGTGGGGTTTCTTTAAACGAGGCAACATATACCCTGTAGGCAGTATGTAATTCCTGTTCGCTATATAAGATCACACCTATTATGATAAACGAAATTGTAAATTAATTCATCTAAGATATATTTTAGGGACTTTTTTTCTTTCCGCCTTTGCCTGCCCATAATACTTTTCTCGCCCAGTGGTTTGCAGAGAACTTATCATCCTTCGTAAGCCCACCAGATTTGTTCTTGATTCCTGCGGATCGTTTAAGATAGTTGTCCCTAGCTTTACTAGAGTAATTATGACCATAGTCTTTATGACCAAATCTGACGACCTTAATTTCATTACCCTTTTTAGCAAGAACCTCCATCTTGTGTTTGCTTGACCCACTGTTTCTTTTTGGTTTGTTAAACCCAGGGTATTTCTTACCCCTGTAAACGACTCCGTTTGAAACTCTTTTAGTATCTTTTACTGTAGCCATTATCTTTTCCTTCCCTTGTGCAGTCCGTGTTTGGCATGTTGTTTACCCTTTGCGGTTGCTTTTCTCTTGACTGTGTTTGCTTTAGATAGTTTCTTCCTACCCTTGGCTGTGGACTTCAACTTAGCAATGGTCTTGGCTGGAGCATAAACCTCTCCAGTCTTGCTAGATTTTTTACCACTAGCTGTTCTCCATTTTTGTTTTGTCCATCTTATTAAAGACTTTTGTGCTTTCTTTAAAGGCATAACTTATTTCTTTTTAGCGTTAGCCCTGCGTCTTACCCTTGAGACTTTTCTCTTGGGTTTAGGTTTCTGCATTAAGTGTTGTTCTTGCCTGTTAAGGCTCCACTCAATAAACCTGTCAAATAATTTACCAATCATTTTTTATATCCTCCGCCCTTTGCTCGATACATTTTTGCTAACATTTGGGCTTTTCTTGCTGACCACTGACCAGCTCTACCACCTTTTGATCCTGCCTTTATACGATTAAACAGGTTCTTACGCATGGTTGGTTTCGTATAGTTACCAGCAGAGTTGACTGTGGATTTCTTTTTAGAAGCCATTACTTTTTCTTTTTAGCGGTTTTCTTTTTTCCTTTTTTCATTGGCGGTCTTCCAACTTTAGATCCGTATGTTCCTTTTCCTTGTGGCATAATTATCTCCTTCTAAATTTTCTAACTACTTTATTATAGACCATTCCCTTCATACTCTTAAGTGATCTGGTATGATCTGGTAATTCTTCCCATGCTTTCTTTCTTTTTTCCCGAGTCGAAAGCCTTGCAATAGTATTGCAGACTCCCATCTGCATAGATAAAAGATACAACAAATCATAAAACTTTTCATCTACATCTTCTAAATATTTTATTCTATCCGCCTGTGATGGCATGTTAGCAATCTTGTGTGCATAGCTAAGTAAATCTATATCTCCAAAGACGGTAACATGTTTCACTTCTTGTTTTGCATGTCGTGGTTGTACAGTGCAAAGAACCCATAATGAATTACTTTAAGTATGTCAGCCCTGTTCTTGCCTTCTTTTTTGCCATAGCGTTGTGCATATTTCATCACGTTGCCCATACAGAAGCCCTCTCCATGACCACTGTCCATGATAAATTCTGTAGCCTGAAATTTGTTTAAGGAATAGTGTTGCTCGTATGTTTTATCTACATACTTTGCGAACTCGTTAATCAGCTCGCCTTCGTTGTACTTATAATTTATTTTTTCTTTTTTTCTTTTTGGCATTTATCTTCCTTATTTTTTTTATTAAAAATCTTATCCCAGTTTTCTGAATATAGTTTTTCGTTAGAGTTTCTTCTTACAGAACCCTTGCCGCCTTTCCACTCTCCATGATTACTCATTGTTTATTAACTCCCTAAGTTTTATTAAAAGATCAGTTTGTTTTCCGTATCTTTTTTCAAACTCTCGTTTAAAAGGATGTCGTGAAACATAAAGATCGTTGTTGATTCCTTCTCTGTGATGTTTGTAACAGAGGCTTAACGACATCAAGTGTGCGTTTGGTTTTGTTTTTCCATCTATATGATGCACCTCTGACGGAGAATAACAATCGTAGAAAAGATGACAGACAATACATCCAAAGTTAGATATAGCATCCATCCAATCTTTCTCTTCTTTATTTGGGGATCTGCCCTGCATATTTCTTTAATAACATTTTGTTGTTAGCCTTAATATAATCCTCGAAGCTTATTTCTTTCTCGTTATGCTTTCTTCTTTCAGACCTGCACTCTTCATGCATCATTCTGCAAAAGCTTTTAAAATTATCATGCCCCATATCTATTTCTTTCCATCCTCAAGTTTGCCATTTTTGTTCTCCATTCCTCAAACTGCATATCTACTGCAAGTTTTTCTGTTTGTAGTGCATCAAGTGATGCTTTGGCAACAGCAACCTTCATAGATGCCTGGGCGTATTCATCAGTAGATTCTGCTTTAGATTTTTGAGAGTTATAACTTCTCTCCCCCTCTTCTTTTGCTATACAAAGCTCTCTCCAAAATACCCTTTTAAGACCAACATCTGCCTTAAGGACATTTACTCTAGCCTCTGATATCCTTGGTATTATGTCTCTTAATTGTTGATGAAAATTTTCAGATTGGTCCATATTCTTTTTTCCTCCCGAAAGCCCTGTCTTCTGGGTCTATAAACTTGGATAGTGAGCCATCAAAACTTAGTTCAAATGTTCCCATCTCTCCCATTCTATTCTTTTTAACTATCACTTCAGACAAACCTGTGTCTAATGCATCATAATAATCTTCTCTATACAGCATTATAACCATATCCGCGTCTTGTTCTATAGAACCAGAGTCTCTTAGGTCTGAAAGCAATGGTCTTTTATCTGGTCTTGATTCAACACCACGATTGAGTTGAGATAAGGATATTAAAGGACAGCCTATTTCTTTTGCCAATCCTTTTAAAAGGTTTGATATATAAGTCATAGATGCTGTTCTGTTATCTGATCCTGCTGGTGCTTTGCTTGTTGTCATTAAAAGCTGTAGGTAGTCCACAATTATTAAGTCTATCTGCTTGACCGCTTGAATTGATTTGGTTTTGTTAACAAGAGTCTCTATTGTTATTGGAGACTTATCGTAAACATATAAGTTAGATTGAGATAATTTGTTTTTTGTTTCTTCAAACAATCTCCAATCTGATGCTGTTAAATTTCCGCCGTCCATTTTGTCAATAGATATTCCCGATTCAGAACTTACAATCTTTTTTATAAGCTGCTCGTTTGTCATCTCAAGACTAAAAATTAATACGTTTTTATGTGCAAAAATATTATTTGTTGCTATATTTAAAGCCCATGTTGTCTTACCCATTCCCGGTCTACCTGCAACTATAACCAAGTCCCCTGGTTTAAATCCTCTAATTTTTTTATCTATTTGCGTAAACCCTGTCTTTACTATGTTCTGTAAATTTGTTCCTGCATTTTTTAATTCTTGATGAACTGTCTCAAGTATGTCCTTAATCTCTCTTGGTGTTCCATTGTTTTTTGTTATCTTATTGTCTATAAGTAACTGATTTACCGTGTCTATTTTTTCTGCTATGCTTATTTTTTCCCCAACAATTCTTGGTATTTCTTCAGCAAGTCGCAATAATTTATTATTAGCTGACTTGTCTTGCATAAGATCAATCCACCCATCAAATCCTGCTGAGCTTACACAGTAAGCACTTGCTTCTTGCACCTCCTTAAACATAATATCATTATCCATATTTGTTCTAATAGTAACTATGTCATTTGCATTTTCTCTAATCATAATTTCGTAAGCGTTCTTATAAGAAATTACATCAAAGTCATCTGGCATCAATCCTTTTTCTTGTGCACTTTGAAATCTTTTATAATCCAAAACCATTGAGCCAATTATGTTTGCCTCTAACTCATAAATATTATCCATATCTTCTCTCTATTATTGCTTCAAATTGATTTAGACCTATCATTGTCATAAGGGTTGGTTTCTTAGCCCAGAAAGATCTAATCCATTTTTTATGACCATCTGAATTTGCTATCTCAAAATACTTATACCAAAACTCTTCAGTGCTTAAATCTATTTTCTTGCCTGTCTTTGGAGATATTATTCCTTTTCTCCCCAATTCACGCAGCTCTTTCCATCTTGTATTGGCTTTGAATGAGTTAGCACTATGCTGATAAAAAACCTTATCGCATTGCTCTTTATAAATTTCATTCATCCTATCTAAATCTAATATATATATTTGTTTAGTATTACCTTTAGTATTGTAGCCACCTGACGGCGGGGGGTAGCCACCTGACGGCGACACCTTTAACTTATAAAGATTGCTTGTATTATTTCTTTTTTCCCAATCTAAGTATCCTATTTCCCTAAGCTTTTTAAGATTATCTTTTATAGCTGTAAGAGATAGGTTGGTAAGTTCTGTTAACTTTCTATGTGATGGATATGACTGACCAAATTCATCAGAATAATTTGCTAATACTATTAGTATAAGTTTTTGCGTAGAGTTAACTTCCACTTTTAAAACTTTAGTGATGTATTCCAATGACATATTTTCCCTCGTAAGAGAACATTAAAGCACATAAATATAATTATTGTAAATACTTGATTTAATATATTATAAAGAATACAATCATTCCAAGGAGAAATAATATGGCAAAAGAAAAAATATACGAAGCTTTACAGTGCGTTCAAGAATACATGGTTTTAAACCCTATCGCAAAAGAAGGCGTTAACAACTATCAAAAATATAATTACAGAGGTATTGACCAGATCATTCAGTCTTTTTCAAAACCTTTATTTGAAAACAAAATATTAACAATTGTACAACCGGGGTTAAATGTTTCTACTAAATTTATAGACGGTAAGAATACTTTAACTAGAGTTGTTGGAACTCTTAGGTTTTTATGTACAGAGGATGGGTCTTTTATTGACAGGTCTTATGTTGGTCATAGCTTATCACAACAAGCCAAAGACCTAGAGGCTGCAAGATCTTTTGCTTATAGAAATGCTTTATTGGAAACATTTTGTGTCCCTTTTGAGGGAGTTGTTGAACCAGAGATGGAAGGTGTTGATAAAAACTCAAAACCTGAAGCTGACCAAGAAGAGGTTTCTATTATAGAAGAGTTTAAAACACAACTTAGAAAGGTTTATAAAGATAAAGAAAAAGCCCTAAAACTATTTCAACAATACGACAAGGTTGCAGAGCTTAGTAACGACAAAGAAACTAGAGTCCAGTTAAATCTTTTATACAGCAAGGTAGTTAAGTAATGCAAAAAATTAAACAAGGATCAGAGGCTTGGCATCAACAAAGAGCAAATAGAATTACTGGCACAAGGCTCTGTAAGACCGCACAAGAATGTATTTGGACAAAGGGAGATCAATGGGAGTCTTTGGGAAGAGATATGTATAGAGAGGCTAACGGATTATCACAAGACCCATTTAATCAATTTGCTATGTTTGCAATGAAACACGGTACAGACAGCGAGCCCTTAGCCTTAAAAACCTTAGAGAGAATGGGATATAAAATAACACAACCATCTTTTGTGGTGCACCCAAAGTATGATTGGCTTGGTATATCTCCAGACGGAATAATGCTTGAAGGTAGAAATGGAAATGTTTCTGCTGTTGAGGTTAAATGTCCTCAAGGTAAGCCTTGTAAAGATGTTAAGCAAGACAAAAGAAATTATTGGCATCAAATACAAATGGCTTTAGAGTGCATGGACTTAGATGAAATGTTATTTTTTCAATGGTATAGCGATGAAGAGCATTATGAAGAGTGGGTCAAGAGAGACAAAGATTGGGCAAAAACATATATACCAAAAGCAAAAGAATTTATGGACTGGTATGCAGAAAAAAAACTAGACCCAAATTATATTGAAAGGTGGACTCAAGACAAAGAAGAGCCTGGAATAAATTATAAGTCAGTTGATGATGAAGATGATACGTCTGAATTAGCATCTGTTTTAAAAGAACTGAAAGAGCTCAAGGACAAGGCTTTAATCCTAGATGAAAGGAAAAAGATATTGTCTTCTGTGTTAATAGCAAAACATGGCGGAGCATTTAGTACCTCACAAGTGAAATGTCATATGACACAAGCAAGAGGAAGAATAAACTACGCTAGGTTGGTTAAAGAACAGGAAATCCCCAGAGATGTAATGGAAAGTTATAGATCTGAGGGAGACTCTAGGATTTATACCAAGCTATTGGAGGAAAAAAATGGCTAATAATAAGAAATCAATTAGCTCAAGAATCGACAGCGATATATACGATAAGCTTGTAAAAGTTAGCAAGATAGAAGGTCATAGATTTAATGACAGAAAGATTGCTTATATTGTAAATAAAGTTTTAGAAGACTGGTCTAAAAAGGAGAAATAAATGAAACAGTATGACAATAGTAATCGTGGATCTATTTGGAAAAACGATAAAAAAGAAAAAGAAACACAACCAGATTATACTGGAGGTATAAATATTGAGGGCAAAGAATACTTTCTGAATGGTTGGGCAAGAAAACCAGGTGCAAATCCAAAAGCTCCCGTAATGAGTTTTAGTGTAATGCCAAAAACAGAAGGGTATAATGCAACAGAAAAAAAATCAGAAGAAGTTTTTCCATCTGGAATTACAGAAGATGATTTACCATTCTAAGGAGTAAAAATGGAAGAAGATAAATATATAAAACTAACTGTAGATGGAGAGGTAAGACAGTACGAAGTACAAACTCTATCTCAAGAAGCAAAAAATCGTTTAGGCGTTTTAGGCTTTCACTCACAATCTATTATGCCGCTGCTTACAGAAATCATTAGATTGGTTCAGCTAGGCAATCAGGTTGACCAAGGGCAGTTGACAGGACTTCTACCAGAAAAGTATGAAGTTATTCCTCAAGAGGATGTTGAAGAAGCTGAGGTTGTAGATTCTGAGGTTGAAGAAACCAAAGACTAATGACTGACGATATAGACAAGGGTCTTTCAGATTTTGAGAGACTCTCGGCTATTCTAGGAAAGAGATCCCTGTCTGGATCTCCGTGTACTGGGGGTGTTTGCACTACAACCCTTGGAGATCAAAGGTGTAAGACGTGCGGAAGATATGAGGATGAAATCCTTGAGTGGAATGAGCTATCAGAGGTTGTTAGAAAGGGAATAAACATGAAGAACATTTCTCAAGGCTATAAAATAAGACAGACCTTTACAAATAAACCAAAAGAAGAAGAAGAATAATGACCAATCCATCAGATGCTTTTAAGAAAGATCTAGCGGTTGGACATGAAATAGAAAACAAAGTTCTAATATCACTTAGAAAAAAATATCCAACAGCAGTTCTTGTACCTGGAAAGTTCAAGCCCTATGACATATTTATCCCAGAAAAAAACCTTAAAATAGAAGTCAAGGTTGATTATAAGAGTCAAGAAACAGGAAACATTCTTGTTGAATTGTTTATGTTTAACAAACCGTCAGCACTTCTTAGCACAGAAGCAGACTTTTGGATTATAGAAACAGGAATTGAAACCATGTGGATAACTCCAAGAAAAATAATGGAATGCATCATGATCAATAATATTGAGTCAAGAGATATAGTTGGTAATGGAGATGATCAAAAAAAAATAGCATGCCTTATTCCTTTACAGCTATTTAAAAAATACATTATATAGTTTACAATGATTACATATTCAAATACAAATGGGGAAATTATGAATAAGAAACTAACAATATTTAACGAAGATACAAAGCACGGAACCGTTGAGTGGAGATGGAAGACCACTGGAGAACCTTCTGCTATGTACAAATCATTTAATCATCAATGGTGGTTTCCAAAGAAAAAAGACTTTGAGGTTCTTACCAGGTTAAGCACCGAAGCAAGAAAAGAAGTTAGAGATGAGATTTGGGGGAACATGCAAGAAGAAATAGAATACTTCAAAAGGTTTTATAAAATGCATAAAGATAATAAGAAGAGGGTCAAAAATGAAACATAATACTTTAATTATAATATCTGTAATGGGCATGTTTTTATGTGCAGCTTTTTTGGTTTTGCTAAATGGATAATATAACTAGAAGATGTATTGCTTTGAACGAAGCAAAGAAAAGAGCCAAGGATCCAGAGTTTAAAAAGCTTTGGGGTCTTAAGCTAAGGGAACTATTAAATCAACCAAAGAGGATTCAAAATGAATACATGGAAAGAAGCCGTTACTGAATATTATAAGTTTAATAAAATGGGTAAAAATGATTTTACTTATCGCAAATACTTTGACCCAAGACTAGATGGCATAGATATAAAAGACATAAAGAAATCAGATATTGTAAACATTAGATCTGGAATAAAAGGCAAACCCGGAACTGTTAATAGATATTTAAATTATTTCAGAGCAATACTTATGTACGCCTATGAAGAGCTGGGATGGTTAGACTCTAAGCCTATAATTAAAAAAGTTAAAGAGGAGTCTGCGAGGGTTAAGTATTTTAGTTTGGATGATATAAACAGGCTTCGTAATGAACTACCAGCTCATCTACAAAAACCATTTGTCTTTTCTTTACTTACAGGTGTAAGAATGTCGAACTGTTTTAATCTTAAGTGGATTGACATCATGGAAAATCAAATAGCTATTGATGGATCTGAAACAAAAAACGGTAGAAGTTTGTGTGTACCTTTGAATAACAAGTGTAAAGAATTGCTAGATTCTATAGACCGAGTTGGTCCTTACGTTTTTACATACGCTGGCAGAAAGATTGGCAGAGCCTCTAATACAGGATGGTACAACGCTTTAAAGAAAGCAAACCTAGAAGGTTTTAGGTGGCATGATATAAGGCATACTTGGGCTACTCACCATGTACAGAACGGAACACCGCTTCACACATTACAACATCTTGGTGGTTGGTCAGACTTTAACATCGTCAACAGGTATGCACATCTGTCAAAAGATTATCTAAGCGATGCTTGTGAGGTTAGTAATACTCTGATATCTTAATGTTTACAGCAGGATTAATGGGCTTTGTCATATTTCCCCCTATCAGTATGTATCTGTTAGTCCTGCTTCTTTGCCTCTTTTACTAAATTATTAAACTCTTGATAAAAATCATTTCTTTCTAAGTTTATACCTTCTAGTAATTTATTATATTTGTCATTATCAGATCTGTAATATTTATTTCTAATTTCATCTTCTCTATCTTTAAAAGATTTTACTTTTTTGATGGCTTTGTTAAGTGCAGATTTATTTCCTCTAGCTCTGGTAAGTCTTTCGCTTTTTGTGTTGATTAATTCTCTAGCCCAAGGATTAGAGCCACTAAGCCACTCATCTCGATCTCTGACTTTGGAGTCTTTGCCATCATTATATCTTGATTGAATATTAATAAGCTCTATGTAGTTGTCATAAAACTTACTACTGTCTTCAACATCTCTAGTTGTTACCATTAATCTTCTTACAAACGATCTTTCTTCTAATGGTACATTGTCCTCTGTCGCCATCTGAAAGAACCTTCTTCCAGTTCTGCCAAGACCACCAAACATATAATCAAAACCATACTGTATTATTGATGGATCTATATCAACTTTACCCGGAGCATAGTCAGTACCTCCTGTTTCTTCATTTATAAACTTAGTAAAGTCTTCTAGGTAATCCATAGTCTTATTTTTTTCATGCCAAGAGCTTGGCTTGCTTTGACCTGGAAAGTTTTGAAAGTATATCGGAGCCCCAAAAAAGTCTTCATTAACAAGAAGTTCTGTAATTTGTTTTACGGGAACCATTCCTAAAGAATCCGGGCTTAATGTTTTAGCAATATTTTTAAAAGTATTATCACTATTATCAAACCCTAGCGGGCTATAGTTCGAGATAAGGGACTGACCAAGCTCTAATGAAGCCTCACCTATATCTCTATCATAATTGTCCATTCCCTTCGCCATGGCAATTTCTGTTGTGATTCTACCTAAGTTATGAAAAAAAGCATATCCATAGGGTAGTGGTATCTTAACAGCAACAGGTCTTTTCTTGCCCTTATTATCAATCATAAAATATCTTTTTCCCCTACCAGAAACTCCATATTTTTCTACGGTAAACTTTCCGTCTATTTGAGATACGTTTGGCAACATCATTATTATGCCAGTCATTTTATCAAAATCAGATATTTTTTCGTAGTAAAGACCTTCTTTATCTTCACCACTTGACATAATATTGGTCATTGTAGTGGCGGATCCTAATGCAAATATTCCTTTAAATATATCTTGTTTTTGTTTTGTTCCCATTCCCCTAAAAACATTCATGGTTCCTTGAACACTTGCATTAAAAAATAAATACATAGATCCTATTTTTCCAGTGCTTGTTCCGCCCCTGTTAAAGTTTACTGTTAGGTTTTTTGCCAACGCCGCTGCTCTGTCCAGGTCGGCTTGAGATACTTTATCTAAACCTCCTTTTGCATTTACATAAGCTTCAAATGCAGTAATCCTAGAAGCATTTTCAACCGCGAAGTTTGTATCCTCAATAAAATCTAATGCTATATCTTTTGCCCTTGAAGCCTTAGCCTTAAGGTCGCCTTGATACATATCCATTAATTTTCTCATATGCTCTTGTCTTTGGTCTAATGTTTTTTGATCCAAAAACCCTGTTTGTCCGCCTGCCTCTTTAAAAGCTTTAATTAATTTGTACTCATAGCTTTCTCTGTCCATTGGGTTTTTAGAATTTCTATTTCTTTCATAAACAAAATATGATTTCATATTCTTAAATAACGACTTAGCATTGAAATTTTTTGCAACATCTTCTCGTGCTAAGGTAGACACACCCTCAAATCTTCCGCCCTTCATATCTCTTTCAGTTAAAAGATTATAATACCCAGTTTGAACATCTCTCATAAAGTTGTTGACAACAAACTCGGGATCAACAGATGTGTTCATATAAGAAAGATAGGATACTAATGGTCTTGATGCTTTATATAGCATTTCATTTACAGAGTTGTCCATATGTTCTAAGCCAACAGAAAGCTTTTTGCTTTTTAATAACAACGAATAAGACTTACCGTTACTTTTAAAGCTTATTTGTGAAGTGTTTGGCAGTCTTGGGTTTGCGTCAAAAGCCCAAGTTTTTCCTGTATTATCTGGTTTAACATCCCAAAGTTTTGAGTTTGGAAATGCAAGTGCCATGTCTCCAGCAGCCTTATGAACTCTATTTTTTTGTGCATAAATTTTAGAAGCCATAACATCTGATAGTGTTTGAGTCAAAGGTGATGCTGCTACAGAATCTCTGCCCTTTGCAGCTCTTTCTATTGTTTTAGGAGTTCCTAAAGATTTATTAATAAGCCCATTAGTGGATTGTTTTTTCTGCATAGTAACCCCATCTACTTCTAGGGTGTTTTCGGCAAAACCTTTTAAAGGAACATAATACTTATATCTTTCATTCCAATCGTCTATTTGATTTTCATCAACCAACCCTGATTCTCTATATGCATCTCTTTTCATATCAAGCAATGTCGTAACAAAGTCTTCATATCCAGCTAAAAGGTTTGTACCTTTTTTGCTTTTTGCAATAGCGGTGCCATCATCCATTATTTCTACACCATATTCTCTTAAAGTGTCTTGTGCGTCCTCAGTAGTAACACCAGAACCCTTGCCTGTTTCAATTCTTTCTTTTAGAACTTCTATTCTTTTCTTTTGCTTTGGTGTTGTTTTTCCACTTTTTTCTAATGTGCTTAAGTTTTTTAGCTCTTTAATATTTTCATCTTTAATAAAATTATTTCTTTCTGTGGCATGAAGGTTGTAAAGAAAATGATCAAAAGATTCTAAATCAATATTGTTTTCTTCTAAATGTTTTACTAGCTTTGGTATTATTTCTTGTTGGATAACATTGCTAGTCTCTACAACTGGTCCTTGATATATATCCGATTGAACTCCAACCCTCCAATCTCTTTTGGATGGGTCTATCCCAGCCTCTAGCAAGTATTGTTCAACACCATCAAATCCTATCTCATTAACTAAATCTTTTTCTAATTTTCTCCAGTGAGAATACTTGTCAGCATATTTCATGCTGACTCCCTCAAAGAAGTTCATCATTCCACTTATGTCATTGTATTCAAAAGAATCTTTTGGATCTGGGTCGTCTGCGACTTTTCTTTTCTTTATTCTTTTTGGTGTCACTATTACTGGCACCAATGACCCTTCATCTATCTTTTGTTGTTGTTCTGCTTGTTGATCTTGAGAAAACTCATCTACGGGCATGCTTTCTATATCTTGTTGTGTGAATCCTATTGTGTCTGTATCCAAGGGAACCATGTCAGCATCTCTATTATCAACAACACGCCACCCATTTTCGTCTTCTACAACCTCTCCTTTTTCTTCAAGCCTAGTTAATGATTCAAAAACATCATCTCCCTTAAGTTTGTTTTTATTTGCTATTTTTTTATTATCTAAAGAATCTTTTTGACCCTTTAAAAATGTGTACATTGCAATGTCGTATTGATCTTCAAATCCAGCCCTGTCTTCAATAGCAGTTATGTTTTCTGGGTTATTAGATATTAACTCCATAATCTGTTCAGTTCTATCTTCTTCTGGTTTTGTTGGATTAAGATTTTGTATTTTGTTGGGGTTTAAAAAACCTTCTTCCTCAAAAAATATTTGCAACTCATCAAAGTCTTTAACTCCTGATTTTGACCAATAGTTTTTTGGAATATCTTTAACATTAATACCAAGGGCATACGCAAGCTCTGGTAGCCTGTAGAAATCCTTGCTTATTCTTCTGTTTAAGACGCTTCTTGCTTTTACAGGTCTGTCCATTTTTGGAAATTTAACCTTGTTTGGTTTTGTCTCTCTGTCGTATGCGTCTATATCAAGAGAAACAATATCGTTTGCTATTTTTTCTATAAACTCATCTTGATTTATAAAGTCTTCAAATGAATCATTGTTTGATGCATCCATTGTAAGTTTGTTTAAAGGTCTTTGTGACTTCTCAACATTGCTTAAGACTTTTGTGTGTGCTTCTATATAATCAGACCCTTTTTGAATTCCTGCCTTTGCTAGTTTTCCTAGGGTGTCTCCAGTATACTTTATACCACCCGTCACTCCCAAGGTTCCACCTGCACCAACACCTGCAGCTATAACTGTTGTTTGTAAGTAATCCATTAGAAGTTCTCCTACACCTGGACCATCATACTGAGGGTTATCCTGATTATCTAAGGCTATTCTCAAATCACTTTGTATATCATGTAGAACTGTAGATGTCTCTTGTAATAATGTGGTAGCAGACTCTGCACCCATTTCTGTCAAAACATTTATTGGTGCCTGCTTTATCATTTTCTTAAAAGAGCCATCATTTTTTGAAATAAACTGTTTCATGAACTGCGAGTTGGGACCAAATCCAACTCTTCCCAACGCAGACTCAATAGACCCACTCCAGTTAGAGTTGGACATAGCCTGACTATAGTCAGAGCCCCTGTTAATTGCATCAGCAAAAGCCATTCCTTTAGACTGCACCCCCATAAGAGCTATATATGACTCTAAAACTGCCGGGCTTCTTGTTGCATATAGTGCAATTGCTGCTGGAACATATGTCATTGCACTAGACATTCCACCAATTACTCCTTCGTTTAAGTCGTTATATCCTTTTTCATTGAACTTTTCTTGGAGTTTTTTTTGTTTTGCTTTTACATTTTTGTCAAAAGCACCCATAACAGCTTCTTCATATCTGTCTACTTCAGCTTTATATTCTGGGTTATTCTTATAAGAATCTTCATGACTAACTTTTTTACTTTGTACAAACTTTTTAACAGCACTGACGGAACTTGCTGACGTAAGTTTTCCTGGCATTAAAGATTTTGCCAAATCATATGCAAAGTCACCATAACCATACTTACCTTTTAGAGAGTCTATCTTTGCAAACTCGTCTTCTAAGAGCAATGTTGACATTGCAACTGACGTGTTATTAAAAGCTGTAGATAGACTGGCATCTGTATAATCAGAAACATTTTTAAAAAGAGACTTTGAGGGGGTGTCTGTAGTTTCTTTTCTATAAAAGTCTAAAAAAGGATCTGTTTCTGCTTGTGAAGCTATGTCAGAACTTTCTTCAACAGAAGCATCTTCGTCTTCATCATCTAATGGTTTTATGTTTTGTTTATAAAAGTCCAAGAAGTTATCATCTGCCACGTTGCTTTCTCCTTAAAGATCACCATTTTTGTCTATAGTTTGTAAAAGAGGAAGTATATTTTCAACAGTTACTGGCATACCACTGCTCTTTAGCCACTCCTCTATTAATGGATATGTATTGGGATTGGCTTCATTAATAACGCCTTTAACCTCTTGCAATGACATAGTATTATCTAGGTCTTCATCAAAACTGTTAAATGAATATGTAACTTTATTTGTTTGGTTTGCAAACATATTTGGATTGCCAGAGGAAAGTTCTTTTCTAATTTCTTCTGTGCTTTTCATAGATGTTGTCTTAAGTTTCCAAAGAGGGAGTGGATTGCCATTTTCATCTCTTTTAAGTTTATAACCTGTTGGGTAGTTTTCGTCATCAGTTACTTGATCTAAATACAGATCCTTATCTGGGAAGTTATTGATTATATCCGATACAACCAAGTTCTCATCTCCTACATCGCCAGTGGTAAAAAATTCTGCGTAACTATCATTAACTCCAGCTTTATTAAACTTGCTCTCTATTTGAGTTTGTTGTTTAAGAAATAAACTTTCAGCCTGAGCCTCTATTTTCTTAACCTCTCCATAATCAGCAGATGGGAACATTATTGCTTTTTTGTATGCAGCTTTTTTACCCGCCTTAACTACCTCTTTAAGTTTTGGGTCCCCTATATATGAAAACATTGCAGCACCAGAGGCAGTGTAATCAATAAGGTCATTCATAGAAAAAGCAACTTCATCTGATGCATCTAAGTCTGATTTTATAATCTCTCTATCGGTGTCATTTAAAGTGCCATTAATTGTAACTACTTCTCCGTCTTCTTTTTTAACCTTATAGTTAGCCTTAAGTATTAATGTATTATTATCCGCATCAAGTTTATAACTAGAAAAATCTATATTAACATCTTCAACAATACCTTTTACACCGCCACCCTCAAATGCTTTACCTTTAAATCTTTTAGTCTGCATCCCAAACAAACTATTAAGACCACCCGCATAGTCATTCAAATCTAGTCTCTCTAATGCACTTGGATCCTTTTGTATCATGTTTTGAATTTTATTTGCTACTCTGTATCCTGGAACATTGCTATCTAAAAAAGGTTCTAAGGGGTTATCTCCTAAATCATCTTCTATGCCCTGAGCCTCTGCCGCCTTAGTTTGTAAAAAAATATCTTTTTCTACATCTGACATATTACTCCATTCCTCTGGGTTATCTATGATTGAATCAAATCCACTAAAAAAACCATGTATCATTACACCCTGTTGAGTTGTGCGACCTTTGACATTCATAATTCTTTGGGCTTCTGTATTAGCATCTCTTTGATCTAATAAGCTTTGAACCGAGGATTTTGCTAAAGCCCTCATCTCTGGTGTGTTTTGATATTCCGCTGACTCTGTTAAAGCGGCTTGTTGTCTTAATCTTCCGGGTCTAAATTTAACACCTTCTAACAAAGACTCAGTTCCATCTTCATTTTTTACAAAAGCTTGATCTCTGTTTATAACTTCTCCTAGTTCATTTTGATAAAATCCTTTTGCCTCTTGCTCATCAAGTGCTAATTTTTTTTCATCCCTAAGCCTAATTCTTTCACTTTCTTTTTGTTGTTGAGCTAGGCGAACCCCATCTAAGACAGAACCATAACCACTATTAAATCCTCTTGCAAAACTCATATTATTTTACTGAATAAATAACCAGCTGTTGCACCTATTAATGCTCCCACTGGTCCTCCGACTGAGCCACCCATCGCTGCATAAGCACCGACTCCTGCACCTGCGGATGTTAATGTTGCTGCCTGCCCCATCTCAGCAGCTGCCATTTGACCTTCTATTTGTTGTTTCATAACCTCATTCCTTGATTCTTCTTCTGCTGCTTTTGTTAAAGCCTGAAGACCTTGTTCTTTGGTTTTTAAACCAGTTCCTATTAAACCTAATCCACCTGCCATTATCCTACTCCTTGTAATACCGATCTATCCCTGACGCTTCCTAAGCCACCAGATATTATATCCATTCTTCTTTGTTCTGATCTTTCTCTAGCAAAGTTTTTTGCCGCAACTATTGCAGAGGTTTCAGACCTATCAAAATCACCCTGTCTGTTTTGACTTGGATCCAAACCATAGCCAGACCTTCTTCTTTGTTGCTGCCCGCGTGAAATAGAGTATTGTTTTGCCACCGCAGACTGTGCTCTTCCTATCTCTTCCTGTTGCAATCCCTCAAATCCTGTGGTCATTTGCTCTATTAAATCTTGTTCCACTGGGAAGAATCTGTTCAAATAATCTTGAAATTCACTTTCATATAAATCAGATAAAGTTTCTTGTGCTGATTTATCTCCACTCCTAAAAGGATTTACATACAAACTTCCATCGTTTGGATTGTAAGGATCGTCATTTTTTTCATCTTCGTAAAGTCCAAACATCAATTATTACCCAGTATTCTTAAGTGTGCTATTAAGTGTGCTAAAGGTTCCAAGACCTGTTCCAATAAGCGTGCCTGCCATCTCTTGTCTGCCTAAATATCTATCTAATCCTGACCTAGCTTGGGCTCTACCAACATTGCCAGCCATAGAGGCTATATCTCCCAAACCAGATATAGAAGTTCCAGCTTGACCTTGCCCTAACGCAACAACATTTTGCATGCCTTGGTAGTATCTGTCTACCTGCCCTCCAAGACCGCTTGCTGTACCCGTGCCAACACCTCTTGCTTCTGCTTGTGCAACTTGTGAAGTTATTGCTTCATATTTTCCGCTACTGGGATCTACATTTTGTTGTGCAAGGTTTTGTTTTACCTGATTATACATCTGTTGAAATTCTGGTTTTATAGATGCAGCAACCACTGCCTCAGTTGTATCAAAGCTTGCTTGTGTATTCATAGCTTGTACTTCTGAGATAAACTGGTTCTCCATAGGAACATGATATTTTTGATAAAGATTAAATCTTTGAGCTGCAATTGATGCTAACTTTTTGCTAGATTTAGTCTCTTGTATATTTGCTGATCCGCCGCCTCCACTCATTATAACTCCTTTTCCACTATGTATAATTTCGTTTTATAATCCTTGTGAGATAATGCCTGGGCTAGTCCTCTCCATGGAGTCCAAAGTTCAACCTTGTTACATCC